CTCCTCAGCTAGTTTATTTATATCCTGCTCGAAGTTATACGTGAGGGACTGCTGTCGTCTCTGCCACTCGGTGTACTTCTCCTCGTCCTGTAGCATGTCGCCTACCCAGGTCTTATCGGACGCGGTGAACTGAGCGGTAAAGAAGTCGATGAGGTCCTGAGGATCGTCGAACTTGCGACCGAGTTTCGCAAAGTGATACTTATCCCTTCGCTTAAAGAACGACTGTGGCCTAGCCGACGTCTTGTAGTTGTACTTTGGTGCCTCGTACGAATCCGACTCAAAGTGCAACTTCATCGCCATGTAGTACTTATATACATCGTATGGTTCCATAGCTCTCATATCGGTAGAGTGTTACCTCCTCCTTTTACAAGATTGGCACTCATTGCTTCCGCCTCGATCTTTTCGCGAATCACCGGAGAGATGAGCTTACCGACATCCGTCGGATCGATCACTCTCTCCTCGCAGATCTCTAGGACCGCATCCATGTAACTGGAATCGGGATGATCGGATACGTACTCCTCGACCATTCGCGAGAATCTCTTACGAGTAAGTACGATGTCCTCGATTCTTTCTTCGTTCTCTTCCATTTACTCCCACCTATAGAATCTGTGATCGTCGATATCGACGACGTGTACCTTACTCGATGCCCAACTCGGATTCACCGAAGTCGCATGATAGTGCGTCGAACCCTCGGTGATATCGTATCCGGTATCGTACAGATAGTATGCATGTGCGGCGGTCTGCATTGCCGTGTCGTACGCGTACTCATCGATTGGAGTATCGGATCTTCCGTCACAGTACCACGAGAACTGACATTGTCCAATACGAATGGGTGCGTTCGGCGGATCATCGTATCGCTGCTGTTGTACCACACCACATATCGTGTTCGGAAAACGATCGTCCTCGACTCGATTGAGTACCACCTGGGATACACCGATCATACCCAACTGAGACTGATCCCGTGCCTCGTGATATACGTTCAGAGCCAGGCACTCACGTTCTGACTCGGGAATCTCCGACATCATGAACGTGAGTACCACGGCGGCCATACCGCTACCTACCACTATCGATTCTCCACTCGAAGTAGAATGGTGTCCGCATTGATTCGACCCGACGGTTCGCTCGTCTTAGTCGACAGTTTCCTCCACTCCTTGTCGATCTGATTCGGTGTCTTCTTGAGTACGATCGGCAGGAAGTCGTCGGGCTTACGCAGCCGAGTCTTACGTGACTGCTCCGGATCAAAGTTCTGAATCGTAGTACCCTTGATCTCGAATCCGTTGGTTGCAGTTGTGACGTACTCACACAGCTCACGATTCTTGACGTTGAACGTGTACAGACGATACGAACCTGGTACCGACAGAGGATCCACCGACACCAGCTTGTACTGAGTCTTGTCCTCCTTCAGGAACTTGAAGTACTTGATCTGCTTATCGGCCGTACGAGCCTTCGGTGTACGCTTCTTGCGTGTTGCCTTTGCGGCGGCCTGAATCTTATCGAGATCCGTCAGCATACGATCACAGACATCAAGACGACGCTTCAGTTCCCTCTTAGCCAGAAAGTCGTAACCCTCGACCGCATCCTTGTCCTTCTTGTGATACGCATCGTAGTACTCGTTACGCATGAACTCGATACGAGGTTTGAGATAAGGAGCCGACGCACCCTTGAGATCGTGCTTCTGAAACAGCGTGTATAGATCCACGTCGGTCTTCTTACCCTCGATCCACTCGTCCTCGAGGTAGTCGAGTTCGTATCCGACCGTGTCGTTGACCTTACGCTGCATGAGCTCCTGTGGTGTCAGAACCTTGCGCTTAGCCCTGGCATCGTCGGACTGTTTCTTAGCGTCAAGAATCTTCTGACCAGACTCGATCAGTTCCTTGAAGGCCTGGTGCACTCGCTTAGGATAGTCCTGGAAGGGCTCCTCGAACTCAAGATCGTGGTTCATCCAGAAGATGGCCGCGCCACGACCGTTGTACATCGTGAAGTGGTACTCGGGATTCGCAAGAATGGCCTGTGCGTCCTTCTTAGAGAAGTTCTTGCGAACGTACTCCTTACAGAGTTTGGACACGTCCTTCTGATCGATCTCGTCGTAGAAGAATCGACGACACAGCGAGAATCCACGGTCCAGCGGACATGCCTTCAGTCCGGTCTTAGGACGCTTTGGAATGGCCTTCTTCTTAGGCTTAGCTGATTTGCTCTTAAGCAGGTTTTTCTGAGCCATACGTACTCCTTTGCTCGACTATGATACTATAATACCATAGTCGGTACCGTATGTAAATAGTCGATTTAGAATGCGTCGGCAACGGTGGACGCTGCCCATGCCTCGGGCTTGACCTTGGCCTCGGTCTGGCAGACACCGCGAATGTACCCTAGTGCCTCCGACACGATCGCAGAGGACTTGTACTCTCGCTTAGGATTCACGTCGAGGTGTATCTCGATCTCCTTCTCGATGCACGAATCGACCTCATCGATCAGACGAAGATACAGTTCGGATACCTTATAGACCTCGGTCATTAGCCGCGGTGACGGCTTCTTTCGGGAGGGTGAATAGTCCTGCTCAACAATGTTCTCGTAGAACAACTTACCGCCACGACAGCCGTCGATATGAACAACGATGGCGACAGTGTAACTGACCATGCGTTCACGATTGGAGTTATAGAAGACGCGCGAGTCACAACCTAGATAAAGACGAGTGTCGGGACTGCACCCTTTTAGATACTCGTCAACTTCAGCAAGATCGATACTCACATCGTTGTCTCCTATACCTTAGTGGTACGGACGGTGGGATTCGAACCCACATGAGCAGTGCTCGGCAGATTTTAAGTCTGCTGCGTATACCATTCCGCCACGCCCGCGTTGTGAATGGTGCCACCGCCAGGACTCGAACCTGGATCAGCCGATTATCTGTCGTTACGGGATATAAGCCCGCTGCTCTTTCCAATTGAGCTACGGTGGCAGTGTTGGCGCCCAGCCGAGGAGTCGAACCCCGCACGTTGGGATTAGAAGTCCCTACTGTACATCCGGTACGCTGGGCATGGTTGGCTCGGGAGGTCGGATTCGAACCGAAGACACCTCTGGATTCAAAGTCCAGCGTTCTGCCAGTTAAACTACTCCCGATTTGATTTTCTTAAGGCTGCTGTCCTACCGTTAGACGATCCCCGAGTAGAATAAAGTGACCGACTCCGAAGGCGTCCCCTCGGCGATATCCGTTCATTCGGATCACGATTTGCGCTTGACTATGCAGAGGCGTGTCGGTTCTGTTAAATTCCGGAGTCTCTTGATTATACCACTCTGGGGTGCGAACCACTTATCGTGGTGGACGGGCGCTTTCACCGGATCTGCGCTACCTTTTGCTTGGTGGGTCTGCAGGATTCGAACCTGCAGCCTTCTGTTCCCAAAACAGAAGCTTTTCCAGATTGAGCTATACCGAAGGTGTGTGTGTGGTTAAGCATGCCACACGGTTTAGGTTGTGTGTCTCTGACCAGTTTCCAAGACTCTGTGGTGCTAGTTGAGAGAATCGAACTCCTAATAGATGCTTAGAAGCAAACTGTTATAGCGTTTAACTAAACCGGCACAATAATTTAAATGTATTAGATGTAGCCAAACTTTTCAGATGATACGAGTGGTACTTTTCTATCGATGCTATCTATAAACTTATCTGGATCTTTATCTGATGTTACGCCAATATCGACAGCAATGTCGACCATATTTTTAGGCGTAAGGAGCTTATTTGTTCCATCCTCGTATGACATTACATACGGATTATTTTTTATTGCTTTGATCAGTTCAGCTTTGTCTTTTGCATAGACTGTGAGCTTAATGGAATATTGTTCGCCTCTTACGTTAGAGTTAACACCATTAGCATACATTCCGTAGTAAGCTTCCATAATTGATTTCATTGAGTCTGCGCCATTCATGACAGCCTCCTTTGGTTTAATGTTCGCTATTATTTATACAGGTTTGTTATGTGATGGCGGGAGCACCAGGACTCGAACCTGGAACCAACGGCTTAAAAGGCCGCTGCTCTTCCATTGAGCTATACTCCCATAATTGGTCGGAGTTGCAGGATTCGAACCTGCGACCCCCTGCTCCCAAAGCAGGTGCTCTGAACCAAGCTGAGCTAAACTCCGTATTGTTTGGCGGTCCCTACAAGTCTCGAACTTGCGAGCGCCGCCGCGGCGGCGCTCTGACCAACTGAGCTAAGGGACCGTATTGTAATTGGTGCCGGAGAGAGGACTCGAACCCCTAACCTTCGACTTACAAGGACGCTACTCTACCAGTTGAGTTACTCCGGCGGTACTGGCGGAAGAGGGGAGAGTCGAACTCCCAAGGCGCTACTAACGCTCGACCGGGTTCAAACCGGGTGCAGTCTCCAATCTGCTTGCTCTTCCTATGTTAATGTTTACTGACAAAGATCCTCATAGTGAGTCGTATACTTACGATGTGCCGATCTGTCATCACGATTCTCTTTTTTATTTGGCTCGAACAACTCTTTGATTCGCTTAAACATATCGTACCTCGTAATGTTGTTTGGCTGCCCGAGTAGGATTCGAACCTACGACCCGGTGATTAACAGTCACCTGCTCTGCCACTGAGCTATCGGGCAATTGCTGGTTATTTATACAAGTGACTTAGGCGGCTCGAACACCGTCACCGAGTCCATACGAAACGAACGCCAGCCCTGCTTCTCAAGATCGTAGACACGAACCGACTCAGGGACGACACCCTCTTCCTTACGATTTCCGTCGGTCTTTGGCATATGATCCTCGGGCACCCGATCCATGTCGAGCGTACAGGTCATGTTACGTTCGGTTCCGTCCTTCTTAGTAAAGGTGACGCGACAGACACCCTCGCGCAGATGCTCGAGATACTTTTGATGAATCGCATCCATCAGTACGTCACGGTGCTCTTCGAGTTCTTCCACATTGCTGCTCATTATGTATTCTCCTTGATCATTGTCGACCGCATGAGCTCGAACGAGCGATCGACATGATAGTCGACCATCGCCATGAGCTCGTTCACATCCTGCTCACGAAGGGATACCTGGCCCTTCGAGTTAAGCCGCGACTTCAGAAGGTCGCGAACTCCGTCCGATGAGAATCCCTTGCGATACTCGAGCGACTTCATGCCATAAGCTCCTTCTCAATGTTGTCGAGTTCGGCCATGGCGTCGAGCCACTTATCGGTCCGACGACGGCTCTCTTCCAGAGGATACTCACCGTTGCCGGACAGAAGCTCCGGAGAGCCCAGGTTCTCGACGGTCCTACGAACCTCGGCGTAGTCGTTGTACAGATCGAGAGGATCCTGACCGAAGAGGCTACGACGAAGGTTGATGAAGTCGAGATAGCTGATGAGTGCCTTCATGATATAGTTCCTTTCCTTAACTGTTGAGCCTATTCTATCAAAGGTAGAGAGGGATGTAAACCCCCTCTTACTCTACCTCCATAGGAATAACCTCGTAGTAGTGATAAAGTGAGTTTTCGCTCAGGATCTTCTCACCGTACTCCTTGGCCTTGTTCTCGTCCTTGAACGACTTACTGTCTTCCGACCACAATCCTTCCATGTCGTATCCGAACATTACCACGTATACCATCATAATCCTTCTCCTGTAGTCCCTTTCCTTAACTGTTGAGACTATTATAATATAGCCACTGTAGTATGTAAATGGTTTATTTGATCCGTTTGGGAACAAACTCGATCCGAGGGTAACTCCTGATGAAGACGACTCGGGATCGCCTGCGCCCGTGTTGAACGCTCGTACGACCGGGCGGGCCTCATCGTACGAGTCCTCGAGGGACGACCGGCAGTGGACGCTGGAGTGCGTCCGAATCTCCAGTCAAGATAATCCTCGAGTGAGGAGAAGCAGAGACGTCGGTTGTTGCTCTGCTTCATTTGCTTGTTGTGCAGACGATATGCCTCGGACAGCTCGGTTAGTTGTTTCTGTGTCAGAGGCTTCTGCTTCTTACGAGCCATGAATCAGTTCCACTCCTCGTCGAATCGAACGGTCTCTGCATATGCATCGGCGATACCGGCACCGTCGGCAAACTTACGTACCTCTTCGTCGGAGGAATACATGAACCTCTCGTCAAAGGCATCGAGTGATCGTACCGAACGAGTATCCTCGGTAGCGTTACGACGGACCCTACGACTCTTAGCCTTCAGCTTAGCTCGAAACGTCACGTTCTTACCTCGCTGCTTCTTTTCCGCGGCCTGCTTGATCATAGACAGACGATCGACTGCGACGAACTCACCGGAGTTCAGACCCTCCTTGACTCGAGCGATGGACGCCAGATCCTTCTGACGCTGGTCCTCACTGATCTCCGAATCGACCATGACGTGCTGACGTAGCAGCTTAAGGGACTTATCGTTGATACGCATACTTATGCGGCTCCTTTGATCGGATCCTTGCTCAGCAGGGAGGCGTCGACTCGCCACTTGCCATAGCCCTGCTCCATTACAATCACAGTCTTGGGATTGACCTTAGTGA